ATATGGCATTTTACAAATTATTCTGCATAGTGCATAGGTGGACAGATTGGTCAAGATTGTATGAATGGCAAAGGGAATGTATTTATCCCGAATATTATCGCCAAAGAAGAGAGATTGCGAGAAAAGAGTTGTCACGTCTTATGGCTTTGAAAAGTTATGTAGATGCCCTTTACGAGTATTGAAAGGAGATTATATGTCAAAAGAAACATTAGAACATCGTCCTACGCAATGTGAAAAAATTCTTGAATACATACGCAGATTTGGAAGTATTACAAGTTGGCAAGCGTATGCGGATTTAGGAATTACGCAGTTGGGCGCAAGAATTTGGAACTTAAAAGAAAAAGGATATGTTTTTACAACAGAGCGTGTTTATTGCAAAAACAGGCTTGGCGAGAAAACACATTACGATGTTTACAGATTAGTGGAGTAAGGAGAAAACAAATGAAGAAATTTAAAGTAAATGTAGCACAGATTATATGCGGAATTGGATTTGGCATAGTTATGATTGGCGGTTGCGGTTTGGACAGTATGGATATGACTAAGCCTGTTGTTCTTTGTTTAATCGGACTATGTTTAATGATTATTTCCGCACCATTTATGGCAAAGGAGAGTAATAGTGAAAAAAATGATTTTACTTATAACGGTAGCGATTATTCTAGCAATTATCCCTACGATAAGACTTTCCGCCGGAGATAGAGAATGTATTTTGTCAGAAGAAGTTCAAGGCTATTGTGAAGAAATTGGCGAGATGTATGGTATATGCCCGGAATTGCTTATGGCGATTATCGAAGCAGAATCCAGCGGCAATCAGTATGCGGAAAACGGAAGTTGCAAAGGTTTAATGCAAGTATCTGTAAAATGGCACGCTGACAGAATGGAAAAGTTGGGAGTTGTAGATATATACGACGAATATAGCAATATTTTAGTTGCCACAGATTATTTAGCAGAGTTGCGAGATGATTACGGAGAAGTAAGTTATGTTTTGGACATTTACAACGGAAACTCCAAGGCATACTACAACTACGAAAACGGAATTTTATCCAAATATGCCGGAAGTGTCCTCGAAAGAAGTGCAGAGCTAGAAAGAATAAGGGGGAAGTAAATATGTTTTGGTTAGGGTTTTTAAGTGGTGTGTTTGCGGTTTTAGTTGTTATAGCTATTATTGTTACGATAACGATGATTATTGCATATAAGGGCGCACCGTTGGCAGAAGAAGAAGAGTAATTAGAAAAGGAGTGATTATTAGTGAGAAGGCGAATTAGACAAGCGTTGTTTGATTTAGGAATACCTTTTAATTTAAGAGGTTTTGCATATTTAGAAGAAGCGTTGTTGCGCATTATTGAAGTTGATGAAAAGTCGCTTACCCAGGTTTGTATAGATATCGAAGAAAAAATCTTTGTGTCTTATCAATGCGTTCATAGTGCGATTGGCACAGCTGTCAAGAAAATGAACAGAAATAGCGATGCATGGAAGCGATATGTCAATGTAGACACAAAAAGCACTGCGGAAATTGTATATGCAATAGCTTTTAACATTATGAAGGAGATTGAAGATGAACAAGATATATCTGCAAGGGATAGTTAGCGAGTTAGAGTTTAGCCACGAATATAAGGGCGAGAAGTTTTATTCATTCTTATTATCCACAAACAGATTAAGCGGATATACGGACAAGTTACCTTGCATCGTGCCAGAAGTCAATCTGTCTTATATATACGAAGACCAAATAGTTGGCATATGTGGCGAAGTACGGACAAGAAATGTAGAAGTAGACGGCAAACGGCATTTAGAAATCTATGTTTTTGTCAAGGACACTGGCAGCTGCGGAGAAGATGATGAGAACTTTGTACTTTTGAATGGTTCTATCTGCAAACAGCCGATTTTGCGAGAAACACCGCTTGGCAGAACGATTTGTGACGTGTTTTTAGCCGTAAACAGACCGACAGGGCAAAGCGACTACATACCTTGTATTTTTTGGGGCAGAAACGCTTTACGAGTGGCAGAAATGGAAGTAGGAAAGGAAATTAGTATTACTGGCAGATTGCAGAGTAGGGAATATGTTAAGCAAAACCTTTTCGGCGAGTGCGAAACAAAGACCGCTTATGAATTGTCGGTAGTGGAATTGAAAGGGGTGGAAGAGTCTTGATATATGTGATTTGGTTTTTTCTTTTGGGATTTTGGATTGCATCGCTTGTTATGTGGTTTTTGACTAGAAAAAAGGAAGGTAACTTTCATTTTTTAAGCATCTTTTTGATGAATTTGCTCGCCCTTTTAATAAATGTGGTTTCTCTTCTAATTATTATTTTATGAAAGGAGCAAATATGTTAAAAGTCTACGATTTAATTCAAGAATTATCAAAATATGCACCCGATGATGAAGTTGTTTTTCAAACAGAATTAGGATTGCTGATTACAACCGATAACGGCAAGGAAATTGAGACAGATGTTAGAGGTGCTATGGACTACTATGATATAACGCAAAATCCAAAAACAGGAACAGTAACGATTGGGTTGAGGTATTGATATGGTTAGATACGAAAACGATTGTTGTATGTGCGCAGTGCCAGGTTATCCGTGTACAGGCGAGCATAAACGAGTTCCGCATTATTATTGTGACGGATGCAAGGAAGAGTATGAACCCGACTATTTATGCGACTTCTACGGCGAGCATTTATGCGTTGATTGTTTGGTTAAGAGATTTAGAAAAGTGAGCGAAAGGAGTGATTAGTTGATTAAGGTAAGAAAAGGCAAGGTTGATATAAAAGGAAACGAATGCGAGTTGATTGCGGAATTTATGTGCTTAATGTGCAGTATCGCAGTTTCCGTAATTATACCAACTCACGGAAAAGAAAATTTGAAAACAGAGTTATACAAAATTGTAGATGAAGTTTGCGATGCAGTTTTAGAAAGCGAGGAAGAAAATGAGTAAAGAAATTGAGTTATTAAAAGAAGCAATTAAGATTCTTGAGGAAAGAGAAAAATCAAGCAAGGTTCAGTTATCAACATTGAATCCGGGCGAAACATTTAAGGTTGGAGAACACGATTTTATTATATTGAAGCAGGATGAAGAGGTAACACACGTTATTTCCAAAGATTTTATGGCAGAAAGTATCAAGTTTGATGAAGATACAAGAGATTACAAAAAATCAAATCTCAAAAAGGTAATTGAGCGTGACATTCAGCCTTTAATCGAAAAAGAAGTTGGAGCAGACAACATTATTGAACACGAAGTTGATTTAACTTCTGTCGATATGCAGAATGAATTTGGAAAATGTAAATGCAAGGTGCGGCCCATTACTTTTGATGAAGCAAGAGAATTTAACAATTTAATTGTAGATGAAAATTTGGATGATTGGTGGTGGACTTGCACTCCTTGGTCGACAGAAAAACGAGGTTATAAATATTCAATAGCCGTTGTTCGCCCTTCAGGCGGCATCGGCCGCGATAGCTGCTACTATGGTGTTCGCCCTTTCTGTATCTTAAAATCTAATATCTTTGTATCGAAAGGAGAAAAATAATATGTCAAAACCATTAACTATGAAAGATTTGCAGAATCAGATTAACGAATTGAAAGCGGAGTTATCAGAGATTAAAAAAGAAAAAATTCCCACTATTAAAAAGAAGTTTGAAATTGGAGATACTTTTGAACTTGCCGGACTTAACTGGAAAATCCTTGATGTTACAGAAAAAGGATATGTGTGTTTGGCTGATAAGTTAGAAGATGAATCAAAATTTGACAGCGATTCCAACGATTGGAAAGAGAGTTCTTTGAGAAGTTATCTCAACGGAGAGTTTTTGGAAACCTTATGCGAAGAAATAGGAAAAGAAAACATCTTATCTTTTGAAAGAGATTTACTATCTCTTGACGGTTTGGACGAATATGGAAAATGCGAAGATTACGTATCGGTACTTAATGTTGATGAATACAGAAAGTACCGCAAGCACATTTTGAAAACTGATTATTATTGGTGGTTATTGACTGCCGATAGTGTTAAAAGCAATGTCGATAATCGTTGGGTTTCCGTTGTTCACCCTTCGGGCCTCATCGGCCGCAATGTTTGCTACGACTACGATGGTGTTCGCCCGGTTTGTATCTTTTCTTCTTCAATCTTTGAATTAGAGGGATAGATAAATGGCAGAAACGGAACTGAAAGTAATTTTAAAAGCCAAAGAATTAGCCAAACACACATTGATTTTAACGTCAAATTGTAACAGATACCCTAAAAAGTGGAGATTCTCACTTGTTGATAAGATGCAGAATAAAGCATTGGAAATATATGAGTATTTGCACGAAGCAAACAGAACGGATTTGAAAGATTATGCAAGAGAGCGTTTTGAGTTGCAGACCAAAGCAATAACGATGTGCGACCAACTTTTGTACTACATAGAACTGTCTTATCAGTTGAATATTATAAATATTAAAAGCACAGAGTATTGGTCGAAAATGGTATCTGATGTAAAGCATATGGCTATTGCTTGGAGAAGTACGGATAAGAAAAGATAGCTTTATTAGGTTTTGCGTTGTTAAACCGTTGTTCACCCTTCAGGCAACATCAACAACAATAATTGCAACAACAACAATGGTGTTCGCCCATTCTGGATTATTCAGACAGCAAGAGTAGGCATTAAGCCGAAATCAGAAAACAAAGATACAGAAAAACGCAAGACCTTCCGCAATGCGGTAAACATAAAGGAACGCAAGTTATGGATGTCAAGAATATTGTTACTGATTATGAAAATTTGTATAGGGCTTATAAAAAAGCAAAGCGCAATAAACCATTTAATGGAAGTTGTGCGAGATTTCAAAATATGAGCCTTGAAGGACTGCATCTATTAAAAGAACAACTTGAAAATCAAACATACAAAATGAGTAATTATAACGAGTTCAAAATTTACGAGCCAAAAGAAAGAGTGATTAAATCGTGTTCTTTTAAAGATAAGGTTGTACAACACGTATTTAGTGACAATATTCTGCATCCGCAACTTGAAAACGAATTTATTAAATGCAATTATGCCGGACAAGTCGATAAAGGAACGCATTTTGGAATGGATTGCTTGAAAGAGCATATGTTGAATTTTTATGAAATGCACGGCACCGACGGTTGGATATTAAAGTGTGATATTACGAAGTTTTTCTATCAGATAGACCATGACATTTTGAAAGATATTGTGGATTACCATTTCAATGATGAATACATAACGTGGCTTAATCATCTATTTATTGACAGCACGGATGGTTTAGGGCTTCCATTAGGGAATCAGGTAGCACAGATATACGCATTACTTATGTTGAATGGGCTAGATCACTTCATAACCGGCGAACTTGGAATACAGTTTTACGGAAGATATATGGATGATTTTTATTTGATACACCACGATAAGAAGTATTTGCAATGGTGCCTTGAATGTATAACGGAATTTGTGAATAGCACTGGTTTAGCACTTAATGGAAAAACGCAGATATGTCCTTTTAAGAACGGTATTAAATTTCTTGGATTTCATCATTATGTGACGAAAGACGGAAAGTACATACGGAAAATAAGTGGAGATAACAAGCGTAAAATCCGCAAAAAACTGAAACGGTGGTCTGTGTTGGTTAAAAACGGAACTATGACCGAGAATAAGTTTTACGAGAAATACAATGCTTGGAAAAATCACGCATCACACGGTAATTGCATTAAATTATGTCACAGTATGGATTTATATGTAAAAGAATTATTGGAGAGTGAAAATTGAATAAAGGAATAAAAATAAGTAACAAGGAATACCGGGAACGAGATGGTGTTAGCAGTACAGACTTAAAGCATATGGTTAAATCCCCTGCACATTTCCGCTATTGGAAAGATAATCCGCAAGAAGATACACCGGCATTGCTTTTTGGCAGAGCAGTACATAAGTATGTATTAGAAAAAGATGATTTCTTTACAGAATTTGCAGTAGCACCGAATGTTGACCGAAGAACCAAGGCAGGCAAGGAAGAATGGGCTTTATTTGAGGTTGATAATCAAGGCAAGGACATTATAACTGCTGATGATTTTGAGAAGATTAAGGCTATGTATGATGCGTTATACAGTACACCCTATGTTGCTAAGTTGCTGAGCGGAAAAAGGGAATTGTCGTTCTTCATGGAAGATGAAAGCACAGGCGTGACAATGAAGTGTAGACCAGACTGTTTAACAGACATAGGAGATACGCATATTCTGATTGATTACAAATCGTGTGCAGATGCTACAAGCGAACAGTTTATGAAAGATGCTATTAAGCTGATGTATGATATGCAACTTGCATACTACAAAAACATTTTAGATAAGCGTCGTGGTTGTGAACATACAGTTATCTTTATAGCACAAGAGAAAGCTGCACCATATTTGGCAAATGTACTTGAAGCGAATGAGTATTTTATCAAAAGTGGCAGGGATATGTACCGAACTTACCTTGATATGTACGCAGAATGTGAGAAGTCGGGTAATTGGTACGGATTAGTAAATGGTGTTATTAACACATTAGGGTTGCCGAATTGGTTACAGAAACAGTATGAAGTTTAAGAAAGCGAGGAATAAAAAATGGCAGAAAATGAAGTAATGGAATATCAAGGAAGTGTACCGAGTTATGCAGGTAATTTTGACAAAATCAATCAAGGAACAGTAGCGGTAGAAAGTAGTAGAGCTATTGCAGAAGCACAAGGAAAACTCATTATGGCTAAGAGATTTCCGAGAAGTTATACCGAAGCATACGCAAAGGCTATCGAAGCGTGTCAGCGTAAGAGTTTTGCGGAAAAAGCATTTTTTGCATATCCAAGAGCCGGACAGACTGTAACTGGTGTGACTATCAGATTCGCTGAAGAAATGGCACGCTGCTATGGAAACCTCGACTATGGAATTAAGGAAATGAGCCACGAAGAGGGAAAATCCGAGATGCAGGCTTATTGTTGGGATTTGGAAACTAACACTATTTCAAGTCAGAATTTTACAGTTGAACACGTTATGGAAACAAAGCAGGGCAACCGTAAATTAACAAGTCAGCGTGATATTTATGAGCGTACTGCTAATGACGGATCAAGAAGATTGAGAAGTCGTATTTTGGCAATTTTGCCTCCGGATTTAGTTGAAGATTGCATAAATGAATGCAAGAAAACACTTGCCGGAAAGAATGACATTCCTTTGATTGACAAGGTTAAAAATATGGTAACTGGGTTTGCAAAGTTAGGTGTTACCAAAGAAATGTTGGAAACGAGATTAAAGCACACCATTGAAACCGTAAATGCTGATGAATTAACAGAGTATATCGGTATCTACAACGGATTAAAACAGAAAGAAACCACTATTTCGGATTGGTTTGAGCAACCTAAAACTGCATCACAGTTGACGGAGTTGTTAGAGCAGGAAGAAAAGGGCAAGAAGAAAGGTGCTGATAAGTAATGAAATATAAAGTGGTTATTAGCAACTCAAAACATACATTTCCACTCAAGGGGTTAAATGAACTCCTTGGGGGGAGAGTATACAACTTCCGTACAAAGAAGTATCACAATTCCGTAAAGTCAGAGAATGACAAGGTATGCAGACTTGCAATTCAGAAGTATATGCGTGGTGTGAAGATTGATAAGCCGATTAGGTGTACTTATATGATTTATGCAGGAGATAAACGGCACGACAGAGGAAACCTTGCTTGTGCGGTTGAGAAGTCCTTTTTAGATGCTTTGCAGGAAATGAAAGTTATTAAAAATGACGGATTTGACGATGTTTTAGATTCGGTATTTCACACAGAACTATGCAGAGAGAACCCAAGAATAGAAGTAATTATAGAAGAAGTTTCCCAAAAGGCATTAGAGAAATTCAACGGACTTTTGGAGATTGAGGAAGGAGATGAATATAAATGACATTAACAAGAGAAGAATTTGAAAACGCACACAGAAACATTATGACGGTTATGGAAAACCATATTATGATGCTTGCTCATTGTGATAGAACTACTGCAAATCTTGTAGCAAATGAAGTTTTGGACTTGGATAGAGACGCGGATAGGTTAATCATTGAAGAAGTGGAAGGAGAGTAGGTTATGGATAAAAATAAGTTAGAAGAATTGCTTGAAAGTGTTGGAATAAAAGGCGAATGGATAAAGCCTGATGAATATGGTTTTAGCAGAACATTTCAATTTGAATTATACGGACAAGCGATACAGATTGAATGGTTTTGCAATTATTCCACATTGATTATTGGAAACGCACATTTTTGGTTTGACAGAATTAGTACATACAGTGGTTATCCTCATAGTGGAGAATGGATTGAGTTTTCTTTCAGAAACGAACACCCTATTCACTTGAAAGTAAAAGAGTAGAAAGAGTTGCAAGATGAATAATGAAGTTAAACAGGCAGTTGGAAAGGATTGGGAAAAATGAAACTAATAATTGATATACCAAAAGAGTTTGAAACCGACTATAAAGGCGATAAATTCAATGATTTCTTTTCAAGAGTGTTGTGTGACATTGACAAAGGTGTTTTGTGTGGCAACTACGAAAAGGAAACCGCCGAAATGTTTTTGAAAGCATTTGATGAAAGCGTACCTATGGCTAATATCGTGGGGAAGTTGGAAGAATATGCAAAAAGTAAAATATGTAACAACCATAAAAAAGGGTGTCCGTATGGCGATAATGACGATATTTATTGCGAAAATTGTGGGGCTTTAGGAGCCATCAACATAGTAAAGCAGGAGATTAACAATGGAGAAAACAATACTTGATGTTTGTTGTGGTCCAAGAATGTTTTGGTTTGATAAGAAAAATGAAAAGGTTGTTTTTATGGATAAAAGGATTTTACACGATACCTTGTGTGATGGCCGTAAGTTAGATATTGAGCCTGACATTGTAGGAGATTTCAGAAACATTCCTTTTGATGATAACACTTTTTCAATGGTTGTATTTGACCCACCGCATTTACTGAAAGTTGGCGAAAATTCGTGGTTGGGCAAGAAGTACGGAAAGTTATCAGAAAGTTGGCCAACAGATATAAAACAAGGATTTTCAGAATGTATGAGGGTTCTTAAACCAAACGGAACACTGATTTTTAAGTGGAACGAACAACAAATTAAATTATCAGAAATCTTGAAAGTAATAGACTACGAGCCTTTATTTGGTAACAAAAGGTCAGATACTCATTGGCTTGTGTTTATGAAAGAAACGGAGATTAACAATGGATTGGAGTGATTACGAAAGTGATAAATGGAGAATTGATAGTAGATAACTTTGCCGGTGGCGGTGGTGCATCTACTGGAATTGAAATGGCGACTGGAATAAGTGTTGATATTGCTATCAATCACGACCCCGAAGCCATAAAAATGCACAAGGCAAATCATCCAAGTACGAAGCATTATTGTGAAAGCGTTTGGGATGTAGACCCGATTGAAGCGTGTAAGGGAAAGCCAGTTGCATTAGCGTGGTTTAGTCCGGATTGCAAGCATTTCAGCAAAGCCAAAGGTGGAAAGCCAAAAGATAAGAACATTAGAGGGCTTGCTTGGGTTGCTTTGCGTTGGGCTGGTAAGGTAAGACCAAGGGTAATAATGCTTGAAAATGTAGAAGAGTTTAAAACTTGGGGACCGTTGAACAGAAGCCACAGACCGATTAAATCAAAACAAGGTCAGACATACAGAAAATTTATAAGTCAGTTGGGAGATTTGGGGTATGAAGTTCAGACAAAAGAATTAGTAGCAGCTGATTATGGGGCACCTACAATGCGAAAGAGGTTTTTCTTGATTGCAAGATGCGATAATAAGCCTATTGTTTGGGCTGAACCAACACACGCACCGGCTGATAGCGAAGAGGTTAAGCAAGGTCTTTTAAAACCATATTTAGGAGCATACACGCAGTTGGATTTTTCTCTTCCATGTCCGTCAATTTTTGATACATCGGAAGAAATTAAGGAAAAGTACGGTATAAGAGCAGTTAGACCATTAGCACCTAAAACAATGGAAAGAATTGCAAGAGGAATTAAGAAATTTGTGATTGATAATGCAGAACCGTTTATTATTCAATGCAAATTTGATAATGAGCCGCAAGATGTTAATAAACCGTTATCGACAGTTACAACGGTTGGAAGCCATATTTTGGTAGAACCTAAAATTGCGCCTATTATCGATAAGGCTTATGGCGGTAATTATAGTGGAAATGGAAGCAAAGTAAGCGAACCATTAGATACAATAACAACAATAGACCACAACAGGCTTGTTGAAGCGAGATTGGCGCCATACATCGAAGTGAATCGTAGCGATAGACCGGGCAACAGTATACAAGAGCCAATAACCACAGTAACAAGCGTAAATCAGCATTGTTTGGTAAGTCCTACTCTTATACAGTATCATTCCGAAACTAGCAAAAACGAAGTAAGGGGTCAAACATTAGAAGACCCTATTATGACAGTTGACGGTTCAAACAGATACGGTCTTGTTACATCATTTTTAAGCAAGTTTTACAAAACTGGTGTAGGTCAAGATTGCAGAGAACCTTTGCATACCGTTACGACTTCCGCCGGACATTTTGGGGAAGTAAGAGCGTTCTTGATTAAATACTACGGAAATCAGACAGTACATAGTGTCGAAGAACCGCTTGACACAATAACCACAAAAGACAGATTCGGTCTTGTAACAATACAAGGTCAAGATTATCAGATTGTAGATATTGGATTGAGGATGTTGGAACCAAAGGAATTGTATGGGTGCCAGGGATTCCCCGAAGATTACATTATTGATAGAGATTATGAGGGAAAAGAATATCCAAGAACAGAACAAGTAAGAAGATGTGGAAATGCGGTTTGTCCGCCAATACCGGCTGCGTTGGTAAGAGCAAATCTTCCTGAATGTTGCGTAGCTGAAAGAACAAAGAATATGAAAATTCAATCAGAAGAAAGCGGACAGTTGGCATTTGCAATATAAAAAATTAGAAACGAGGTAGAAAGAATGAACAAAGTAGATAAGGAAACTCTTTATGAGTTGTATGTGATAAGAGGAAAACCGATGCATTTGATTGCTAAAGAATTAGGTATAGCAATAGGAACTGTATACAACTATTTGAGGAAATATGAAATTCCGACAAGAGACCAAAAATCCACTTTTACAATGAAAGGGAGAAAATTAACAAAAGAGCAATGTGAACGAATTTCAAAAAGAAACAGAGGAAGAATTGTTTCGGATGAAACAAGAAAAAGAATGTCGGAATCAACTAAAAAGGGTGGAATAGGGCATAAGAAAAATAGAACAGATGGATATGTTTATATTTATTTTCCAGACCACCCAAAAAGCAATAGTGATGGTTACATAATGGAGCATGATTTAATTATGGAATGCTTTATTGGTAGACATTTGAAAGAAAACGAAATCGTTCATCATAAAAACAAAATAAGAAATGATAACAGAATAGAAAACTTAGAAATTATGGATTTTAGAGAACATGCAAGAATGCATAGTAAAGAAAGGTGGAATGACTTATTAACAAAACAACTTTAATCGGACGCAGTACAAAAGACGCAGATGTGCGTTATTCACAAGGAGAAAAGACAATGACGATTGCGAGAATCAGCCTTGCAGTTGATAGAAAGTTTAAGCAGGAAGGACAACCTACCGCAGATTTCATTAACTGTATCGCATTTGGGAAAACCGCAGAAGTCATTGAAAAGTATGTCGTAAAGGGTACAAAAATCGCAGTTGTAGGACATATTCAGACTGGCAGTTATACCAACAAAGACGGACAGAAAGTTTACACAACAGATGTTGTGATTGATGAACTGGAATTTTGCGAAAGCAGAAGTAGTCAGCAGAGCAATAGTCAGCCTGCACCTGCACCGAATGGAGATGACTTTATGTCGATACCCGAGGGCATTATAGAAGAGTTGCCTTTCACCTGATATTAGCCGATTTTAGCCCCATAAAACAGTTTACCCTACCAATTCTGCAAGGCAAGGTTTAAAAGCCGAATTTGAGCCTTGTGGAATGCGTGGGGAGTATGGAAAGGAGTGATTACTATATGGATATAGATAAGATGTATAGTGCTTGTATAAAGTTCCCACAAGTAGCAGGAGATATTGAGTTTAGGTATTCCGAAATGGAAATTGTAAAAAAATATCCTGATATGGTTGAGTTAAAATACCCATATTTTACAAGCCATAATTGTTCAACAAGATATTTTGAAAACAATATGCTTAACAAGGAATACAAGATTACAGATAGTCTTACTTGCTACTATTCGGAAAGCAAAGAAAAATGTATTGAATGGCTGAAAAACAAGAGAAATGATTTGATTAAATGCTATGAATATGATTACAAGAGATTGGTTAAGTCGGAAGTAAAGGAAGTGATTGAAGAATGAACACAGAAGTAATGTTTAGCAGTAAAACAGACCAGTGGGCTACACCGCAGGATTTTTTCGATAAATTGAATGAGGAATTTCATTTTACATTAGATCCTTGTGCTGATGAATTTAATTATAAGTGCGAGAAGTATTACACAGAAGAAGATGACGGACTGAAACAATCTTGGCAGAATGAAAGAGTTTTTTGCAATCCACCTTACGGAAGAGAAATAGGAAAATGGGTTGAAAAAGCATACGCAGAAAATATGATCGGCGGTGCTTATGTAGTAATGCTTATTCCTGCGAGAACTGATACAAAATGGTTTCATGATTACATATACAACAAGCCGAATGTTGAAATCAGATTTATCAAAGGTAGATTGAAGTTTGGAAATTCTGAAAACTCTGCACCATTTCCGAGTATGTTGGTAATTTTCAAAAGAGAGCCATTGATGATAAATGTGTATGATCTTATTGATTATTTAGCAAAACCAAGAGGAGATTTACTGAAAACTATAAGCAAAGGTTGTTCAGTTTATGATATTAGGAAATTTATTGAAGAGATAAAGGAGTGATACCGTGAAAGCGATTTTGGTTTTAGAAATGCCAAGTAGTTGTATGGGTTGCAACTTTCTGCATTGTGAGATTGAAGAAAATAAAGAATACTGCGAAGCGAGAGAAATTAGAAAGCAAGTGGATTTGGCAAAGGAAGAGAAACCAGATTGGTGTCCGTTAAAGCCGATGCCAGAGAAGAAAGACAGTGCAATAGGAACGAATTATCAAAGGTTTGTAAAGGGCTACAACGCTTGCATTGATGAAATTGTAGGAGATAAGGAGTGAGAAGATGAAGATAGAAAAAGGAAATATGATAATTGAAGATACTATGGATAGACTTGTCGAAACAAAAGATGGGATTACCTGCGGTTGTGAAAAACCAAGTTTGAAAATGGTATGCCACATAGACGGAACAGACTTTTATAGTTATTCATACAGTTGTGATTGCGGAAATTCAATAGTTATGAACTGTAAAAGAAGTCAGGAAGATTTGATGAGATATTAAGGAGCGAAGCAGTATGAGCGGTGGTAGTTTTAATTATTTATGTTACAAGGAAACAGAAGATTTGTTTTATCGGATAAGAGATTTAGAAAATATGCGAGAATCACTTATCGAGTACGGATATGAAGATATTGCAGAAGACACGCAAAGACTTATTGAGTATGTAAAGTCAGCAAAATGCACAATTGGTACTTTGAATGATATGTTAAAGCCGGTATTTCACGCAGTTGAATGGAAAGAAAGCGGAGATTGGGGC